CTATCCATGACCTCATTAAAAGAGAATGGATGTTTAGTTATAAAATCAGTTGACATTTTTTGCTCCTTTTTCCTTTTTTTGAAAACTGTATGTTGGCAGCGAAACTTTTAAACCTTTTCGTTTAAAGTGTGCCTGTGATATTTTAATCTTTTTTATTAAGTGATAATCTTTCATATTTTGCTCCATCCTCGCTTTTTAAAACTGTTCTTCTCCCACATTGTAAAATGTAGTGAGCTTTTAAAGGGTCCATATCATGTAAAAAATCAAACGCTTTATCTTTTAGTTCTTCATTATCTTTTGCATAAAATGAAGTTACTAACTCAATATTGATTAAAATTTTTACACTATATTCTTTATCTTCCTTTACCATAAAGAATGTCATAGCATGGGACAATATCTAAGTAAAGAAAAAAATATATTTAATGAAGTGCTTGACCACTTGACCACTTGCTCATTGGGCTAGTTGAGCAGTGAGCTAGCACTCTTCCTTGTAAGTTATTGTTTTATATAGATAAAAAAAAGTGCTTGTCCACTAGCTCAATCGGGGTGTTTTAGGGTGAGCAAGCAGATTAAGTCATTGAAAAATAAAGAAATGTTCAGCTTGTCCAGCTTGCCTATATAATATATATATGTAGGGGTGGGCTAACGCCCCACCCCCTTACTAATATTAACGCTAGGTGATCAACATGGAAGAAAAAAAGATAGAGATAACTGAGGTGGAAGAAGTAGAAGAAAACCAACTCGGGCTGTCAGTTAATTTAACACAACAACAACAAAAATTTGTAGAGAATGTCGTTTATCATGATATGTCTCAAACTGAGGCTGCAAGAAAAGCAGGTTATAGTAACCCCGCAGTCCAGGCTCATAGAAATATGAAATCAAAAAACATCATGATAGCTATTGAAGAGTTAAGGCATGAGGCTCAACATAGAAACAATGTCACATTAGATCGTTCACTTCGGGATTTAAAATCAATTCGGGATGCAGCTGTATTAGATGGAAGTTGGGGACCGGCAATTAAAGCTGAAGAATTAAGAATGAAAGCAGTCGGACTCTTAGTTGAAAAGAAAGCTGTATTACATGGTCGGGTTGACGCATTATCAAAAGATGAAGTTTTGAAAGAACTTAAAAAGTTACAGGATAAAGCAAAACATCAATCGGGTATTGAAATAGATAAATCGGGTAAATTAATAACTAATTAACCTGGCCGTCATGCTCTTCTAAAAATTGATAACATTCTTGTATTTTATCTTTGACTTCTCTTTTTTCATTTAAGTCGGCACCCACAGCTATAAAACCTAAAAGAATAAAACCAGCTACATATAACTGTAATTTTTCATGCCATTTAAAAAATTTTTTATTTTCCATGTTTAATTTTCCTTCTCTCTTTTTTTGCTTTCATGTTTTCTTTTCTAACTAAATATCGGGCCTCAATATCAATTACATATTTTTCCCATTTCGTTCCTCTAAGTTTTGCATGATTCATTTCAGGCCTCCTATGTGATTTAATCTTGCCTTTATCTTTGATTGTTTTACCTGGTAATAATCTTTTACCCATTATTATCTCCTTATATAAAATTTCTTGATTTATTCGGGTCTACTGTTTCTTTTCTAAATTCAACATCTTTCTTTGCCTCCTCAAAAGCTAATTTTTCTTTATTTTCTGAATGAGAAAAATGTTCTAACCAAAATTGATATCTCTCCTGTAAGTAATTCATACTTATCGGGTAATAATTTTTAATTGCCATTAGCCCTCTCTCTCGCAGCCATAATTTTATCTATATCATATTTTGAACAATATCGGGCAACTTCTTCCTTATTTTTTATGTTTTTAAATCTCTTTAAATAATAATTATATAAGGCCATTCTAAGTTTTAGATCAGGATGCATATATTCTAAAAAATGTTTCATTTTTTCCACCCCATTTTTTCTTTATCTCTTTCGTATTTTAAGGTTTCAAGTTGGCATTCTAATCCTGATATTTTGTCGTCCAATATTTCTTCCTCAAGCATATCGACAACCTCTCTAGCTATACGGTAATCTTGCCAATCTTTTTTCCACATCATTTCGTCTTGCCACTCCTCTATGCCGTGACTATCCTTGATAGCATTTACTATTAATATTTTGTGCCATACATTTAATTCTTCTATTTTTTTATGTGCCATTATTCCCACCCTATTAATTCTTTTAAATCAACTGATAATCTTTCTATTACTTCTGACTCTCCACCATCCAAATGAACAGTTATTAATAACTTATTGTCGGTGTAGTCGGATTTTTCTACTCTGATAGCAATTTCACTATCATAATCAAACCACTTGACATCTTCTTCATATCTCATTAGTGCCAACCCTCCAAAAATTTTGCATAAATCTTTTGATCTAAATCTTTTTTATGTAATGTTTCAGCTAATGCACACGCATATGCTGTATTAAAAATAATATCATTATCATCCATCGCATCAGGATTTATCTCTCTTCGGCCTCTAGCCCTTAAATCCTTAATTATAGATGCTAATTCATCTCTTATTGTTTGCTCTTTCATCATGATTAATCTCCTCTACTTAAAACGGGTAATACACCCTCTTCATTACTTAAATAAATTGCTCCACCATCATTTCCCTCATCATCCATAAAGGGAATTGCATAACTCCTATCATCAAATTCAAGAATTATGGGAACTCTATTACTGCCTAACTTTTCTCCGCCAAAAAAAGTAATCATTTCTCTTTCGGTTAAATATCTAGCCATAGCAATTTTTTTGCCTCTAAAAAAATCAAATGCCTTTGCATTCCAATATCTTCTTATATCTCTTTTACTTTTCATGTTTCTTCTCCCGATGCTATAATGTCATATTCCCACCAACCATTAGATTGCTCTACTCCATGATAAAAGGCATCTGCCTCCGCATAAGTATCAAATCTATAGGTTTTAGTTTCTTCTCTATCTGTTCCCCAAACAATAGTAATAAAATGTTTTTTCTCAGTCATTTTTCCTCCTAAGTCCATTGATCTGCCATAGCTTGAGCAATACCTGGAAAAAATTTACTCCTAAATTTCCATCTATCCTCACTTGGCGGTGCATTATGAACATCAGAACGAGCAGTAGAGCCGTCTAATGTTCCTGTTTTTTTAAGTAGTGGTAAGTTTTTTAACCACAAACAAATTCTTTTCTTCTGATTGTCCCAAGAATTTTCATCATGGCCAAATTCATATGGCTGAAATGATTGTGCTTGTTTCTCAAAATTCTCAATTCTCTCTTTTGCATATTTATGCATAACAGGATTTTCAATACAAATTTTAGGAACATCTGCATTCCATAAATCAGAAAACAATTTTGCACCCTCATCTAACTCAGCCCAAATTTCTTCAAGTGTTTTGTTTGGTGGTGCTTTGTGTAACCATCTAACACCTGAATTACATAATCTTGTGCATGGCGGGTGTGCCACCATTAACATATCCCATTTTTCCATAGCCAAAACATTACGAACATCATCTTGAATATGTCTGTTAGTTTGATCATCTGATGGCAAAACATCACATGACCAAGTATCATGACCTTTATCTAAAAATGCGTTTCTAACTGTTCCGCTAGTTTCACATGCTACTAAAATCTTCATTATCTTACCCCCTTGTTTGCTTTTCTTTTTAATTTTCTAGTATTAACTTTTGACCATGAGCCACTAAATCTTTTACCAAGTTTTTTAATGACCTTTGCGTTATTTTCTAATTTAAATTTCATGATGTAATCTCAATATTTTTAATTCAGCTAAAATAAAATCACTTGGATTAGCACGATTGTTAGTTAGAAATAATTTTTTATGCATGGCATTGTGATATTTATTTGCGTCATGGATGTTAGTAAAATTCTTTTCAGTAATGTTACCAAGACCATCATTTACTATCACTTTTAATCTGTTATTTTTCATAATACTCTCTCCTTGTTTTTCTATAAACTAGCATACATTCCCATAACATGTCAACACTTATAATGAGATAATTTTAGATAATTTAATATGGGATATTTTAACAATAAACTTACCCCCTCAAAGAGAGGGGTTTTCTTATTTTTTTCTATGAAACAAAGTAAGCATAAATGAAACAGGGTTACCTACTATATGTAGTGGGTTTACATTAGTGGTAACATATGGTATAATCTAGAGGGGTATAGTAAGTCGGGACGCGTGTATAAGTCGGGACACGCGTTAAGTCGGGTCGCATGTAAAGGTCGGGGGTCGGGTGTAGGTCGGGTTTAGGTTATGGAACTAGAACACTATATAGTATGTAGCATTATTATCACACTATATATAGGTGTTTGACAAGTATATTATCCCATGTTATAACATAACTAATATTAACCAATGGAGAAATTATGCCTGGTAAAATTATATATAATGGTAAGTCATTACTTGACAACAAAACGCCAATTATTGCTGTAGCTGTAAATGGCAATAAGTCCGCACCCAATTCTAAAACTGGCGATATGCTACAAACTTATATCTTAACAAAAGATATTGACCCAAGACTAGCTAATAAGACTGGCCAAGACTTTGGAATTTGTGGAAATTGTCCGCACCGTGGAATACCATCCACCGATCCAAAAAGAGCGACGGCCGAAAAAAGAAATTGCTATGTTAAAATATGGCAAGGCCCGTTAGTAGTTTGGCGATCATTTAATAACGGGCTTTATCCAATTGCGACGAATGAAGAGATTGTATCGATGGGTTCAAATAGGCCAGTAAGGCTTGGCACATATGGCGATCCGGCAGCAGTGCCGCGGAATGTTTGGGACTTGTTAATTTCAGAAAGTACCGGCCACACTGGCTACAGCCACCAAAGCAAAATAAAAGATAGTTATAGTGATATTTGCATGCATTCGGTTGAAGATAAAAAACAAGCCATTGCAGCCTGGAAGGATGGCAAGCGTACTTTTAGAATTGTTCAAAGTGTGGACGAAATAATTAAAGGTAAAGAAATTTTGTGTCCAGCGTCAAAAGAGGCTGGCCGCAAGTCTGTATGCGAATTGTGCAAATTGTGTAGCGGTTCAGAAATTAAAAAGCGATCGGTTGCAATTGTGCAGCATTAAGTCGGGATCGCGTATTAAGTCGGCCGTCGGGTCGGGTCGGGTTTATAATCGGGTCGGGGCCAGGGTAAATAAAAAAAATGGTGAAGGATAGGTAAACGAATAATTACAAATAAATTATATTTTCCCATTGACTTATATAAGAATATGGGATAATGTATAAGAGATGACTTACTAATGACAATGTATTGCTAAGGCGATATTAAAAATAAATAGCAAAATAAGGTAGGTCATCAACTTTTTAATATTAACAATGGAGAAAAAATATGAAAAGAAAACTAAATAGAACTGAAACTAGAATACTTGCAAGCAGAATGCTTAATGCAGAGGTTAATGGAGCGGTAGAAAAAGCCGAAAATTCACCTCAGATTAAGAGCAAACTTGCAAATGCTACTAAACTTCTCAATGTATGGAAAAAAGCAGAGCAAAAATCTAAACAAGAAGAACATGCTTTTAAGAAATTTCTTGAGGACAATAGAGTCTTAATAGAGGGACCTTATGGCGATATCATATTGAAGTATGATGAAGACTGGAACCAACACACTAGACAATGGAACAAAACTATTGCAGTAGATGTTTCTTCTAGTTCTCAGGTAGAGGAGCGAATAGAGGAAGAAATTGTTCTTCAACAGATAGAAAGTGAAACTATTGATGAGTTGAAAGTGAATGTAAGGAAAGCAATGATGAATAAATCTCAAAAACTTTTAACTTAACGAATTATCTCAGCTGAGATACCTAGTGGTAAGGGCACGAATAACACTCGGAAAGTGCTTAAAAAGATTCCGATAGAAGTCGCACTTCTTTTGCAATTTACTTACCACTAGGAGGTATACTAAAGGCGAATGGTCAATATCGGTAATATTGCAAAACCCAGTAGCTTTTAGGCAGAGAGAGAGTTGGTAGTGAAACCCAGTTAATTACTAGGTGGACTAGGAAAGCCATTAAATTGTGTCCTAAACAATAGCTCTCTCTCGCTAGTTGACATTAATAGAATAATATGGGATAGTATATTTTTAATATTAATAATGGAGAAAATAAATGACTAAAAAAAGAAAACTACCTTTTGATTGCGTAGTGTGTGACGAAGAACCTCAAGAAGTAAAAAACCCTTTCAGTGGAGAATCAGTAACAATTCCACCGGACGCAGTGGCTGTTTATGATGTAATCATGGGAGAACAGTTTGTAAAAAACACTGACTGGACTCGCGTTCGCAAAGGTATAGATTGGTTTATTAAGCATGAGCCGAAGGCTTACGGTGTTTTGTTAGATTAAAGTAACATTAGAATGGAGAAAATAAATGACTGAATCAGAATTTAAAATTGAAAACATTCATGATTACTTTGATGACTTTCAACAAAGCGTTCCTGAAAAGTTACAGCGTCCGGTGAATAAATATACAATCATCTATTGTATGTTTGAGAATTGGAAGGATGATCGAGGACGATTTATACAAGTTCAGATTGTAAGAGATAGCGATCATGTAATGGGTTGGTCAGGCCATTTAAACTTAGGCGTTAGGCCATTTGATAAAGGATACTTACCTCGTACTTGGGGTTCTGATGTTGACATAGCTCGTAAGACTATCCACGCAGAAAATGTTAAGCACGGTATAACTAGTCGCGACGAATTTCGAGGGTGGGTTGGTTTACACATGAACAATATTAATCTTCAGAACCTGGAT